GCCGCTCGGGTCGAACCAGAGCCGGTGAATGTGGTCCCACGCTACCGAATGCCACCACTGCCCGCTCGTGCGCATGCCAATTGCGATACCGCTGTAGTTGTCGAAGTATCGCATCATCCGTGGCTGGATTTTATCCTCAGGAAATAGGTCACGCACGTGCGACCCATCTGGCGTCACCCGCGGGCGTGCCTCGACGTGCGTCATGCTCCAGCCGTTCGCTAAGGCGGCGTCCACGATTTCCTGCATATCGAATCCCGCGTAACGCATGGGTACGGGAAGTTCCGGGAACACGACCGCGCTGCCGTCATGGCCGATGGTCGATATCAGGGTCTCCAAGGGAACGTCCATAGACATGGCCGCGGCTGCCACCGTGCACGACCATCGGTTCGGTTGGGTCAGAGGACGCATTTTTCAACCTCTCGTATAGTTTGATCCAATTGTCAGAATCACTCCATGGGCACGCGTGCGAGGCCAGATAGTGAAACAGCATCTGAGCTTCCTTGATTGAGATCGTGATGCCTTCTGGCTCAACCGGCTTCAGTTCTTCATACTCAACGAAAACTCGGTATAACTGGTCACGACTTTGGTATTCGATTCTGGAATCAATAATACCAACACCCATAAGACCAGCTCTCTCGAGCGCGCAATGGTAGGCACGTTGGTTAACGTCACCCGCTGTCGAACCGTATTTCGCAAATAATTCACGCTCGCTAACCAGAATCTCTTGGGTGGTGCTCATTACCAGTTGCTCCCGAAGGGAACGGGGATCGTAGTATCCTCGGCCACTTCCTTGATCTTCTTGTAGAGCCGAATCCATTCAGGTATGATTTCAAAATCCTTCGGGGCGTCGAGACAACGCATGAGTAGCTTGGCGTCCTCGCGTCCCAACACCAGCAGCTTGGTTCCGTCGAGGTCGTTCATTTAGCACCATAGACTTTGAAAAGCGCTTCCATCACATCGTCGCACGACAGCCGGCTTTCGACGTAGGCCAAGACCGGACCAAATTGCTTCTTCACGTACGTCTGGTCGTTGTCGGTCACGAATACCTGCCCGGTGTGACTCGTGTGCAACCCGTCAAGCACGCCACCGACGCAGATCGTATTCGGGACGTGCGTGATCTGTACGATGTAGCCGTTCTTGACAGCATCGTAAGCGCAGTTAATGTGGGCGATATTACTCTCCTGAATCCCGTTCCTCTGGATCGCGATCTTGAGCGCCTCGCTGAAGCTGCTCGCGTCTGCTACTGAAATCAGGCCGCACGTTATCATAGTCAATACCTGGTATGAGTCTGAAAGGCCAATACATCACGACCAAGATACCTTCGGGGACTTCCTCGTAGAATCCGATCATTCGAGGGCGTCCGGATTCACGTCGATTACACCGTCCACTACCTTCTTGAGTTCCTTCTCAATGCCGACGCCGAACGCGAGACACTTCACCCCGCGCTCACGTACGTACTCCACCAGCGGCACCATGCGTGCGCTGCCAGAGCCGAGAATCACGATGCCCAGTTCGCTCGCCTCTATGTCACGTACGATATCGAGAGCCATCTGGGCTTCCCAGTTCGCCCGCTTGATTTCACGATCACCGCAACGGATGATTTCGGGTCGCTTGAATCGAGCGTAGATGCCGACCCGTTCCAGGCACGCGATGAAGCTGCTTGCTTCGTTCGTCATCTGGATACCGTAGGCACACGAGCGTGAAATGTTGCCGAAGAACTTGAAGCTCTCCAGCACCGCACCATAATTGAGTTTCCGACCAAAGCGTCTGTTGACGCGATGATAGAGGTCGGACAAGTCGAAATAGACGCCTACGTTCATTTTTCCCTCGCTTGACTCGCTTTGATAGCAGCCGCTTGTTTCTCGGCCTTTTGTCGAGCCGCGACACGCGATTGGGTGTTGCCGGGTGTGTACGTGTAGCACTTGCCACTCTCACCGTACTTGTACCCAGGCTTCCCGTTAAGACGACACTCCCGAATTGGCATTGGCTGTCTCCGGCCGCGCGTCTGTCACGATATCATAGAACCATTGTAGCTCGTTGTGAGCATTGATTTCAGAATCAGACGCGTGTATCAGGTTGTACATTGCAGGATAACCGCCGAAGTCGCCGCGGATCGTTCCGGGCGGAGCTTCCCAAGGCTTCGTCGGACCAATAAGCGCCCTCATTCGCTTGATCGCGTTGGGGCCAGAGACGCCGAAGCCCAGAATCGACCTTGTGGTCATGAACTCAACCAGCTTATCGTAGAACGACAGTTGCCGCAGGTGGGCGTAATGCACGTCGCACCAGGCCCGTGTCTTGCGTCGAGATTGCATACCGTCGATTCGGAGATACGTGTCCTCGATGCGTGAGATAATTCTCCCGCACAGGCCGCGCTCCAAAGCGTCCGGTTTGATGATAACGAACACGAGTTCAGGGTTCAATACATTCCTCCTGGCTGCGCCGTCATCGAATCGGGAGAATGTTCCTCCGGATAGAGCATCGCCATCACGGCATCGAATGATTCGAGAACCTTGATTGCGTGCGGCTCACCGTACATCGCGTGGGTAACGATAGCTGACTCATCGCCGACCACTTCTTCCACCATACTCACGGTATGACGCTCGATCATGATCCGAGCGCCGTTCTTCTGTGTCAGGACGAACTTGTCGCACATTTCTGCACTCCTAGAGGATCGTCTATTGCCCTGATCTGTTCGAGAACCCCGTCGAAGGATTCTTGGATCAGAGCGTCTTGGGACTCATCGCCGCGGGTATAGAACACCCGAATCAGTTTCACGCTACCGTTCAGTTCCTCACGTATCGAATTGAACGCGTAGCGATCAATCGCGAGACGCGTGCCGTCCAAACGAGTGAACACCAGAATACTGCTCACTTGAGGTACTCCGTCCAGTTAGGTTTGCCGTTTAGCCGGTCAATCTGGGTCTCTGAGGTTAATATCCAAATGCCGACGCCTTCAGCCATCATACGCGGAAACGTCTCAAGCTGAGCGCCGGTGAACTGGTAGCCGGCTGGATTTTTGACTTCCACCCAACGCGTACCGCAACCCTTCTTGCAAACGAAGATATCGGGAAAGCCGCTTTGAAACAGACAGCCTGCCATTGTTAAGCAGTACCAACCGTCCGCTTCAAGAGCCTTGATTATCTTCTCCTGAATCACCATTTCCGGGCCGCTCCCGGCCTTCTTCAACGGTGCTCGAATCACTTCCTTGCGGGTGCGATTCCGGGTGTAGACTTGTGCCACCGGCAAGTATGATGCCCAATTCGGAGCACCGAAGAGCCTGTTGTAGTCGTCGTCTGTCGCTCCCTGAAGCACCCAGATTCCGACACCATTCTTCGAGAACTGCGGGAAGACTCGCATCTGATCGTCCGTGAAGCGGTAGTTCACCACATTCTTCATTTCGATCCACCGAGCGCCGTACCGGCGTTTTACAGCGTACAAGTCAGGCACGCCGGCTTGGTAGCTGCCTCCGTGTGTCGGGCGGACGAACCAGTCCCGCATCCTGAGGTACTTGATTAGGTCCTCCTGGATTTTCTTCTCCGGCCCTTTCCCGGAGTGGATCTTCTTGATGAGGACCATTCATCGTTTCCTCGGCTTGGGTTCAATATCCTGGTAGAGTTCAAACAGAGCACCCCGCAAACCGTCCTCGAAAATCTGACCGGGCGTGAGGGTGAAGCTGGTGGTGTTGCACCGAATCGTTACGTCGTAAGTGTTGGAGCTACCGCGTTCTTGTTTGACAGTGAATCCAAAGGTTGCGGCCCAAGCGAAGATGTTCATTTGGTTCTCGATTTAATAAAGGGACGCTTTCATCTCATCGGAATCTGGCGACGGGTTGAGGATTTCCTCAGCAACGTCCAGCCATCTTCTTGAGAAATCTCCACTTTTCACGAAATCTATGAAGGACGGCATTTTGCCTTCAGGATAGGGAACGCCTTTGCTTGGAACTGCACGCGTTACGATGCCGTGATCCTCCATACAGTGAACAGCGATCCCAGCGACTTTGCGCATAATATCAAGAGCCTGAGTGTTGCCAGGGTTGTCCGTCCAAGCGTCCTGTGCCAATCGGACGTACCGAGACAGCATGGTGATGTAATCGCCAACTGTTCTCTTTTCGCCATCTGTCCGGTCAGGTCCGAGAGTGTCCTGGTACGCACGCTCCCCGTCAATCGCAACATAGACTGTGTTTCTTGCGGCGGATCGGAGCATCAGTGCATGCCTCCCTGACGACTCATATTTTCGACGTAGTCAGGATCTTTGCGGCAGGCTACCAGGTCATCAATGTCTTCGAGACCCTGACCTCCGCAAGTGACTGGGTAATCGGGACCACGGTCCATGCCGCCGCCACAGTCAGGGCGGTTTGACTTCGGAGGGACGTGCGACGGCTTTTCGATAGGCTTCACGTACTTGAGCAACTCTGCGTTGTTCTTGAGTTGACTCTCGACGATCGCCAAAGCCAACAGCGATATTGCCATCTGAATCTCGTCGCCGGCGAATGGCGTGTCAACGGACGTGCGAATCAATTCGATGGCCCGCTGCTTGTAATATCGCGGATCGCCACACTCAGCAATCACCTTCAGCGGTCCCGTCTCCGTCGGGCTGAACACACTGTTCCTCAGAACCTGGGCAATTCGCTTCTTGTTGACACCCTTCGATCTCATGATATTCCTCTTTCGGTGGCTTGTCTGGGCCGAACATACGGGGACGTTTCACGTTCCAACGAAGCATCAGAGCCTTACCGGCTTCCTTCAACATAACCTGTTCACGCAAGCCGGTAATACCAAGATTCGCATAATTGATCCACACGTCCTCGGGCCGGAGGGCACGCACTTGCTTGAACTTCTCAAACTGTGGGCTGAGCGAGAACTGGTGCAGCCAGTCGAACGCTCGGGCACACTGTTTGATTTTATAATCAAGGCCCTTGGCGATCTGAGCACGTCTCGTCGGCACACCCGCCATGATGAGGAACGGGCGAACCTCGTCGAGTAGCCCTTGAATGTCACTTAGCGATCGAGTCGTCATTTATGCCTCGTAATGCCGTGATAAGTTGCTCTTTGTCGAGACGGCTATATCGCGGGACCAAGTGTCGTTGAGCCAAGTCCCGCAGATCCCGGTAAGATAAGTCGGCCACGTTACGCGGCCCTACGGCATCGACCCATCGCTTCACGCCAGCTAGATCCTTGTTGCCAAGGACTTGCAATAGTTGCTCGCGTTGCTGCACGGTCGCCTGCCGCCATGCGTCGACGAAAACGTCAGATTGTATGATCCGGTCAATTGCTCGGAGATTCAGCGTCTCCCTCCGAACGAGGACTTGGATTGTCGTTGCGTTGGCTTGGGCCTGCATCAAGGCTCCTCTCTACCACTTTGGCCCATTCTTCGACCGTGGAACAAAGTTGCATGTATAAGGCACCATCGGCTGGACCGAGTTGACAATGAGCGCTCTTCACGATCAGGTCGCCTAACAACTCCATCATGGTTCCCATGTGTTCGTAGATGCTCATTTTGACGCCCAGCTTTTGAGTTTAGAACCCCAATCAATCGCTATCAAAGGAACGATCGGCCGATACTCCTCGACCTTCTTCTGTACAGTCTCCGTTACTTTTGAACTCATTTCTGGGGAACATGGAGCCATGATTTCGTCGTGTATATTCAGCGGTGACACCCTGAATAAGTGGATGCCTGCTTCTTGCAGTTCCCAGATAGCACGTTGCACAGCCTTCGTGATGCCTGCACCAGTTGACTGTATGACGTGGTTAGCTGCCGCTCGCATACACGACCCTTGGAGTCCAAAAGCCGCACCGTAAAGTGCTGACTGGCAAGCCCCAGCGGCGGACTGAGTTCGATCTCTACGTACAACTTTGACACGTACCTCTCTCCATTCTTCCGGCGGGCTTTGAGCCAGATCGTACAGAGCCTTGCAGATTTTATTCTCAAGGGTGAAGTATCTGGGGAACCCAAGCAAGGACTCGATCTTGTCGGCCGGATCATGCCACTCCACTTGCGTCCCGATGCCTCTCGGCTGACGCATTGAGCAGAACATATCAATAATCCGCATTCTGGCTCTCTTGACGCCAGGATAGCGTTTCTCGAAACGAGCGAATGCCTGTTCGGCAGTTTCCTTGATGACGCCAAGTCGCTTGACGAGAGTATCGGCATTGCCGCCGTAGTTCAAACCAAACACACCGCGCTTTCCGTCCGTGTAAAAGTCGCGGCCGGTCTTGCTGCCTTTGGACTCCATGATCGAATCGTAGGTCTGATCCGGAAAGAGCGCCTCGGCGAACAGAGCGTGAATCTTTTTGCCAGACTTGATATCGGCCTCAAGACCCTTGTCGTTGTAGACTGCGGCCGAGATACAAACCTCAAAACTAGCGAAGTCGCCGCCGTCTAGTTGCTCGTCCTCGTCCGCCAGTAGGAAGCATTCGCGGACATACTTAGAGCCGATGATGCCCTGCGGATTCAGGCCGTCCGAGCCAGACATGCGTGTGGACAGCGTGCCGATCACGACGAACGAGGCATGGAATCTCCCCGCCTGGAGCAACTTGTCGTAGAGTTCTATTTCCTTGTTGGCGGCGCGGGCCTTCCTGACCTCGCGGGCACGTTCAGCCGCAGGGTGAGGGTCGCCGTCTTCGGTTTCCCAGTAATCGACGTATTTCTCAATCGTACCTGACCCACCACACTGGGTACACTCTTTGTTGTTACCTTTGCACTCACATTTTTCCTCTTCGATAGTTCCGCCGATTTCCTGAAGAATGACGTCCCCAGTTCCTCGTGATTCTAATATCTTACGCTCGTCGTCGTCCATGACCAACCCCAACCAACGCATCACCGCACTGGGTGCAGTAGGTGCTCTGGCGGCTCTGAGGGTGGCTTCAGATCGTTGCCGCTTGATTCGTTCAAGATCAACGCGAAAGCTTCGCCAACGCACGGCTCCGACCATGCAAGCTAACACGCTGTCATCATCACCCATAACGGCTTCAGCAAAACTTGAGTGTTGATGCAAGCCGCGGGTGTAGACGATATCGTCTGTCGCGTATTTCCTCGCACGAGCGTTAAATGCCCAATGCAAGATGTGCCTATCAATGACTTCCGGCCACGCCCCGTTCCACCGACCAGGACGTCCTAGCGCCTTTGCGAATGGTGCGTAGCCGACTTCTTCCGGCATGAACTTCTCGGGCAGGTGGTCGCTCATCGTGAGAATATTCTCAGACTTGACTCCGAGAACATACTCCGCCAGTGCTTTCAGACCGGCTTCAGGATTGAACTTCAGAACCACGTCCTTGAAGTTGGGATCAACATTTCCGTCTTTGTCCACGGAATCGTAGATTCCCCACTTCGGAGCGTACTGGTTCTTCCGCTTCTTGAAGTAGATACCGTCGAGGCAGACTCTATTTTCTAGTTCAGTCCTGAGACGCTCGGCCATAATCTCAGGCACGCGACGCACGCGAATATCGTTGCGGGACATGAGACTTTGGAACGGACCCTTGCGGGCGTGCAACATCAGGTCTAGCGCGCTTATCGGCTTGACGCAAATCCGCAGGAAGCGTGCCTGTTCTTCCGCGACGGCCACTTCATCGATGTTATGGTACGGGATATCGTCCGGCGACCCGCCGTTCTTGATGTATTGGAGCCACGTCGTGTAGAGTTTGTTGATGTGGAACCAGTCGAACGCCAGGTTGAAGCCGATGATGTTATGCGTGACCATCCACTCGATCAGAGCGATGGTATCTTTGAACGGTCTCCGCCACGGCTCGAATAGCGTGATCGGGCCGTCCTCGACAGCGTATTGTAGTAGGACGGCAAGGCCATGGAATCCGCAGGTCTCGGTGTCAAGGTACAGATTTTTCGTTAATGTTTCGATAGCCGAGTCGCCAGAGGTTTCGGGCAATGTCGGTGGCAGTATCATTCACCCACTCCTCGTCTTTGGTCCAGTCGGCAGCGTGCAGTTGCTCGTGAATAATCGTATCCAGCCGAATCTCACCTTTCAAGGACTCACGAATCTTGATCTTCTTTCCTTTTGTCGTCGGGGCATCACACTCACCTTTCAGTTTGAATCCCTTGATGAACTCAAGCAGCCACCACTTTTTCAATATCTTGAGTCTCATGCGATTGCCCTTTTGAGTTTAGAATCAAAGCTGGGAGTCGGAATCGAACCGACAACCTGCTGATTACAAATCAGCGGCTCTACCTATTGAGCTATCCCAGCAAACCACCAATAGCGGGACTCGAACCCGCATTCACGAAGTTGGCCGGCTTTACCGATTAAGCTACGCGTAGCGGTGGGACTCGAACCCACAAAACAGCCGGTCTCGTATCCTGCCGTTAGAAGATATTGGCGGTGCACATAACCTTCACACTTCATCGTTCTCGATTTCGTAATCCGCAACCGCTTCAGCGACCTTCGGGCCGCACGCGTTCTCCAACTCAATGACTGGCACGCGGTAGAACTTGCACACTTTCGTGCATTCGGCCTTAATGTCCAGGTACAACTCGGCGGTGCTAATCTCACCGTTCGCCCACGCCAACGCACGTGTAGCGAGTCCGTAGCCTGGGCCTTCCTTGCCGATATGCCGCATCATTTCTTGTACTTCGTTCTTGGCCCGCCGCCTCTTTTTGTACGGGTCGACTTTCGGGGCCTTCGCGACACTGATCCCTTTTTCGCCGCGGAGGAGCGCGTTCTTGATCGCCCGGACTGCTTCGTACTGTGCTTCAGGTCCTTGGTCCTTCAACGAGTAGAGTTGTTTGATCTGCGCCTGGTTGAGAATCCCAGATGCAGCCTCTTGTTGAATAACATCAGGCAGCTCAAGCAGGTTATAGCGGACCTGGACCCAACTGCGGGTCCGACCGATCGCCTTTGCCGCGTCCTCCTGGACGAGTCCAAGATCCTTGAGTTTCTGCAGGGCACGAGCTTCTTGCAGAATGTTCAACTCGGCTCGCTGCAAGTTCTCCGCCAGATTATAAACTCTGGCACGGACTTCGTTGAGACCGCGTTTAATCATCGCGGGGATCGAGTCGCGTTTTAGAACCATGTACGCCTTGTGGCGTCGGTGGCCCGCGATGATCCTGTACTTCTTCCCCGCCGGCAGCCCGCCGGTAACATCTTCGGCGGGCTGCACCGCGATAGGAAACTGCAACTCGTTGTCCTCGATATCCTTGGCCAGATCCTTCACATCGAGCGGACTGATCTGACCACGGCAATTGAACTCGTCGTCGCTCCAAATCTCGATCATCGGAATCATTTTGGCTTGATATTGGTCGAGCACTGAAGAATACTCCGCAAGTGGGGAATTGACAGGTTGATCTTGATACTAATATCTTCAAGACTGTACCCAAGATCCAAGAGCCGTTGAAGGTGTCTCCGCCTGTCTGCGCGAGACACCTTCATTCTTGGCTTCGATGGGATCAGTCGGATTCCGGCGTTGCAATCGAAATCTTGTACCTGTTCGGTACTTCCGGCTTGTCGTATCGCCGGAGTTTGATCGGAAGTCGCCATGAAATACCACGCGAGGCGTGGACTCCGTGTAATAGTTGCAACGGCTCCGTGTACGCGTCCAAGCTGTTGAAGCTGTAAGGGTCGCAGCCGATCCATGCTCCGTTGATAATAGTCTCACCTTTCAACGCGGCCTGCGTGCCGTGCTGATGGAAGTGTCCCATGCAATAGTAGTGGACCTTCCGATCGTGCGCGGAGTTCAGAGCCGTGAGTCGGCGAGTCTTACGTTCGATCCCGTACCAGGGAACGCCGGCCCATCCCTTGATATCGTCGCCGTGACAGGCGTTGAAATAGTAGCCTTCGATGTTCACGACGGCGGAGAATGAGTCTGGAATCTGGAATTCGACGTTCCACAAATCCCGGCAATACGACCGGGCGGTTTCCGCAATCAAGTAGTCCCAGGAATCCCAGGCCGCTTGATAATCTTTCTTCGCGACTTCCTTCCGGCGACCGTGGTTTCCGCTAAGGTACAGTACCTTCACTTGCGGAAACCACTGAGCCAAATCACGGTACATCTGCGCGTGAAACTGTCCGATGGCCAGACAGTTCCGCATCATGTTTCCGAAGTGCGTGTTCTTGACAGCCCCGTGGATTTCGCCTTGAGTGTGATCCCCGTAGGCGAGAACCCAAAGCGTCTCGAACTCATGGCCCGCCATGTTGTTCTGTGTGAAATCCAAAAGGGTGTCCACCAGAACCTCGCCCCGCGCCATTGCCACGTTGAAGTCATGAGACTCCAATCCTTGGACCCGGTGCGGAAGAACGATCGAGTCGTGATGCCCGTCGCTCATGTGTAGAACCAACGATTCTTTGACCGGACCCTTCGACCGCTTCCGGTACATTTCATTGTACGGCGGAATCGGCTGAACCAGAGTCCGTAACTCCTCGGACAAGAGCTTCAACGAGACGCTTGATTTCTGAGCGTCACGCAACTGAACCTTGAGTACGCGATTCTCGTCCTGCAACAAGGCGAGCCGACCCTCAAGTTGATTGACGACCGTGATCTTCTCCGGCGGAAGCTCGGACTTCGTTTCCTTCTCGGCAGGGTTTGTCTTCAAACGCCTACGTAGATGATCATGATCAACGCCAAGCTTCCCGGCTTCTGCCTTGAGCGTTGAACCAGCCGCGATCGCGTCACGTGCTGCCTTGAGTTTATCCTCAGTTATCTTCTGCGCCATGTAGCGCTCCTAGAACATCGGCCATTGAAACGTCCACGCCCATACTGAGATCCTGCCGCGCCCGCTTCTCTTCTATGTTGTTGTAGACGAGGCGATCCGTCGGCAGGTGAAACAGGTCATAAATCGTCGGGCATTTCGTGATGCCAAGACGATGGATTCGGTCCTCACTTTGCAGGCGATCCACCGCATTGAACGTATTCGAGAAGTATATGCAGCTAGGGCTTGCAGTTAAAGTCAAACCCATACCTGCGGCACCGGGCTGTCCGATGAAACCGACGCGAGGATGCTCGGCCAGCTTCTCCTGGAACAGCTCCAGCGGGTCGATGCCCGGAATTGAACACGCGATACCGTGGCCGTCCCACTTAATCGTGTCCCACTCCATTTCTTTGAACAAGCGAACGCAACGCTCGACAGAGCCGGTGAATCCTGCGTAGACCACAAGACGCCCGACGCTACCGTGCAACTCGATCAGATCCTTGAGGGCTTCGTCCTTCGGACAGGAGATTTCCTTCGTCTCACGACGCATGATATCGACGACCTTCTTGCCTTTACACACGACGCAGGGCAAGATCAGTTGATCGAAGTATTTGGCCGTATAGGCGAGGTTCGCCTGTCTGTCGATTTCAGAATCATCGAACTCTTGGCGTGGCGGTAAAGTCCAGCCCTCTTCCACCATTGCCTCAAACTCGTCCTTGAGTTTGAAATCAAACTTCTCTCCGGTGCCTCCACAGTGGGGACAGGTTTCTTCTCCACACTTCTCCTCCTCGTATTGGAAGCCGTCTGAGAGTGTACGCAAACGTGTCAGAGCCTCGGCCACTGATGGCGCTGTTTTGGCAACCATCCTTGCCAGTTGCAATAGCTTCTTCGTCGGTGTTAGCTCAACCTTCTCGTAGCGTTTATCCGGCAGGTCCAAGCAATCACGCTTGAACTTGACGATAGCGAGACCGCCATCGACGATCCGCTTGCTGAGGAACGCTACTTCGTTCTTCGCGAGTTTGAACTCATGAGCCTCACCGGCGTCGTCATCCATCGCCGCTGCCAACTCGGGATTCAGGTCGTGAGTCGGGTCGTCCTTGGTCTTGCCGCACACGTCGCAAATATCATCACGGTCTTTCCACGCAGCTACGTGCGGGTGAACGCCGTTGCCGAAATCCCGCTGCACGATGATAGCGAGCCGGTTGCGGAGCTTGTGGATATCGCCCTCGATCAGAAAACCGGGGCAAGCGATTTCGCATAACATCCACCAGTCCAGCGGACTCTTTGGACTCGGAGTACCTGTCATCAGCACGACGTAAGCGTCATCGCCCCAATACTCACGGACGGCGTCACAGATAATCTGTGCAGCCTCGGATCGTTGAGTCGTGGGAGTCTTGACGCAATGTGCCTCATCGAGCGTAATCCATTGCGGTGGACGTAGATCCGTACCTTCGAGCTTCTTGATACGACTGACAAGACCTTGATAGGTCATCAGTTCCGGGCGATGCTTGACACGCCATTTGGCGAACTCGCGCTCTACAGCTTTGAGAGCGGACTTCGGAGCGACGTACCACGAGCTTTCCGGGTTGACTGCCTCACGTGCCGTTATCTCGGCGAGCGTCTTCCCGATGCCCATATCCTCCGCGACGATGCATTGCCGTCGGGTGAGAATAAAATCAGAAGTCTCGGTTTGGTGAACGTAGAGGGGCCGATCATAGACATGCTTAATAAGCTCTCGCTTGTAGCGAGTGTACGGCTTCATGCCTTGCAGGAACGCGATATGGAACGCGTTGTGCTGGTTGTCTTTCACGGACCAGATTTTGTCTCGACGGAAGTTCTTGATACAGAACTCTCGGAGAGGGGCACCCTCATACCCATGCCACTGATGGCCGCTCATCATCTTGATTTCGGCGTTCAGCAGCTTGTTGAAGCCCTCGAAGAGAAAGAATATCCGCCCAGTCTCATAAGCGAGCCTAATCGGTCGCCAGAAGTTTCCGAGGATGAACTTCGTCTCTTCGATTCTCATGATTGTAAACTCGTGTGTTGTTAAAGTGGAGCCGGTCCCTGCCGCCTCGGCGTGCCGATGCGTCGGCTAACCGATATTTATCGCATAGGCGGCGAGGGACTCACGGCACATACATCAAACGTGGACGTTGGTTGTGTGTAATATGGCCACCCATCTTAGGTGGCTCTTCCGCCGGTGAACACAGCCAATCCGATTCTGTTTTGTTCAAGGCGATCACTGGCTGCATCTGTGCTGTCGCAAGAGCATGTGTCTCACGGCTCCAACACAAAGCAAAAACAAACTCGTGGATGAGTTCAATATCAGCGTCCCGCAGATCGTGTTTCGACCGGATCAGCCTGATGAGACTGTTCCGACGGCGGGAAGAAAGATACTCCTGACGGTTTCTCATAAAAGGTGACGCCTTTGAAACCTTCCCCGGTGATTTTATTCTCTACACGTTCCTCGTACAAAAGAACTCCACCCTTGTATCGTTGGATCGTGAAATACCCAATCATGTTTGATAGCCGTCATACTTTCCATAAGCCGGTGGGGTCTCAGGATCTTTCTTCGCCCGACGACGTTCGATACGCGCCTTCTGTTTCTTCAAAGAAACATGGGCCTTGGAATCACGCCCGTCCTTCGATCGTTTGTCTGCTTGCTCAACTTTCCTCACGGCTTGTACTCCAAAGCGAATGTGCCATCGCGTTGATTCACCGTCGAATACCCGTGGAAAATATCGGCCAGACCGAGTTGGTCAAACATGGTCTTGACTTCGTTGAACAACTCGCGAACGGTCTTTGGTGTGGCTGGATTGCAGAATGTCAATACGGCGTTCCGCCAGCAATCCAGATTCCCCGACACCACAGCCGCTCGACTTTTCCCGGCCGGGGCTGAAATTACGTCCAGGTCCGAACCTTCGGCAATCTTGAGAACCACGCCTGGTGATTCCGAAATCAAAACAGAATAAAAGGTATGACGAAGATGAGGACCGGGACGCCGGAGCACTCTCCGGGCGTCCACTTCTTCCTTCGATACGAACTCGGCGAGGGAGGCAGTGTATTTCGCAAAATCTGACAATTTGGATGAACAGCGATCTACACCGCTCGTCGGTGCACGGCCGAGTAACTCCGTCGAACTGTTTACGTAGTGTTGCCACGCAACGTTCGTCAACGCAATCGGTGTTACTCGGCGCATGATTTTATCCTCAGCGAGTCACTTCCTGGGTGTCGCCCGCCGCAACACGCTCGCCCTTCTTGGGTTTCGGCGGGTTCTTGAACTTCGTGATTTCCTTGTCCGAATCTTCGGCAGAGGGAAGGGCAGACGGAGCGGCCGAACACGTGTTCACAACCGGACCATGCCACTTGTACTTGCCGTTGTCGATCAGGTGCACCCGCATGTTGCACACGCCCTTGCCGCCGAGGAACGGATTGAACTTCCGAGCCTCACGCTTCAGGGTCTTGGAGCCGCAGAAGAACGTCGCAAACGTCTTCTCGTCGGGAATCCAGAACAGGAATTCGGGGCCAGCCATGCAGCCTTGGACGCCCTCGGCCTGCAACGCTTGGATGCGAACGTACTCGGGATCGGTCTTGTCGTAGACGACCGTGATTTCGCCATCATCCGCCTTCTCGTAGGCACGGGCACGCACGGTCACAACGATGACGTTCAATTCCTTGCCGAGGTCGGTGATGTTGCCATCACGAACCAGGCCGTAATGCCCGCCGCCGATCTTGCCTTCGGTCACGGCGTCCGACTTGGTGGTGAAAAGCTGTAGGTACGGGAGAAACTCACCGCCGGAGGACACTTCCTTCAAGAGTTCCATGTCGTCCGCGAGTTGAGTCGAAAGTTCGCCACCGGCCTGAAAGGGAATCAATGAGTCTGACATTAAAGCCTCTGATGAAAAGTGAAAGGTGAAGCACGTTGCACGCTCCCTACGTTCCGGCAAACAAACACATCCCGCCAGGAATCATTCCCGGCGGGATGTGTATTGGGAGCTTAACTACCTAACGTCACGTCGAATTGAGTTTGAAATCAACCGCGGGTCGCGGCGGCTGCTTCTTCCTGGGCTTTGGCGGCTGCTTCGGCGGCTTCGGCTGCCTTCTGCTTGGCCCGCTCGGCCTTCCGCTTTGCCTTCTCCTCCTCAAGCTGCTGCTTCTTCTCGACCCACTGGGCCTGAGCCAACGCGACGCTCGCGGGATCAAGCTGAAGGGTCCAGGCCAGCGTCTTCAGGGCGGCGCTTTCCTTCGTATCACAATCGGCCACGAGTCCGGGCAGCACGGCTTGCTGTTCGAGTTCGGTCTCAAGCTCGCTGCGCTTGCGGGGCTTCGCGACGGGAACGAACACGTCCTCGGTCGCCTCACGACCTTCCTTCTCGGCCTTCTTCAGTTCGGTGACGCGAGTGTTCACCATCGGGCCGAACTCGGCGGTGATCATGGTCATGGCGCTGTCGATGTAGTTCAACTGCTCGTCGTGAGGCAGCTTGGCCAAAATGACCGCGTTCGACACGGCGATTTTGCCATCATCGACCAACGTCTGGACGGACGGGGCCAGCTTCAACAGGCCGAACCGCTGGTTCAACCATGCCGGGCTGCGATGCACTTTCGTGGCCAGGTCGGCGATCGTCCACGTCGGGTTCGCTGAGATTATTCTCTGCAAGTGCTTCGTGTACTCGACGGGGCGCGTCTCGACGCGCATCGCGTTGCCGATGATCTGGGCCAGAAACGATTCGGTCTCTTCGAGACTCTTCACGAGAACCGGCAGTTCCTCGAAGCCGATTTCGGAGCAGGCTGTGTACCGATGCAGACCGTCGATGATCTCATAGAAGGTGACTTTCTCGCCGTCCACTTCCTCGCTGCGCTCGCGGACGTTGATCGGATTCAACAGGCCAATGGCCGGGTCCGCGATCGAATCTCGCAGTTGAATGTAAGCCTCGGCTTCGCGATCAACCGCACGGAGGGCAACCGGGTTCGGACGAATTTCGCTGAGTGCCACCAGTTTCGGGGTGCCTACGCTCATTGAGAAAATACTCCAAAGGTGGAAACAAGAATTGAGTTTGTCATCAGAATCGTCTGCGTCGTTGACTGAGTTTATTCTCAAAAGCCGGTTGATAGAAAACTCAAATCAGCGTTCCATCTGGCGCGGCGATTCCTGCTACTCTAGGCTATCGGCAAAACGCCAACTAGTTGCGCTGTTTTCCGCATTTTGTTCGCCACTACGCGCACATATAAAGCGCCATAGCAAATGTACACTAGTTTGACGTAAAGCGTTTGCTGGAAACGGTTTGCGTCAAGCAAGTGACAAGATACAAGATTGCCCGATTTACATTCCCTTACTAGTAAATTTTGAGTTGAGATTTTCCCTATACGCCTGATGTAAGATCGGTAAACGGGAATAGTTGTAACCCTATGCGGCGCAAGACTTTACAACGGCAGCGCAACAATTTTCTGTAATGCCGATAGCATAGACTGGCGACACTTTCGCTTTTAATCGAGATTCTGCGCTGATTTGAGTTTATAATCAAGCGTCCTGAGAATAAACTCAACTCCTCAAATTGAGATCCTGAGAATAAACTCAACTTTCAGAAAGGACTAACAGTGAAATGACGTTAGGGTGGCTTGGAAATGCAGTCCTTTTGTTCGCGTTGATTGGACTATCAAACAAGAATCGACACGCTTGGATTCTGAGCTTCGCTGGAAACTTCATTTGGTGCATTTACGCGATACACTTGAGCATGTGGGACATACTTGCGGTTGACGGGTTCTGTGCGTTAGTAGCCATTCGCTCCTGGTTCGCATGGAGAGAATAAACTCAATGTATCAAACTGAAGCGATCAAACTCTTTCTCGAAGCTAACACCATTCGCGACCTTGCTGATCTGTATAACGAGGACATGGAAATTCAGGTTAACGCCGCGCAGGACAACGGCGTGCGTGTCACTAAGGAGTACGAAGGCAAGACGTGGCACGGTTGGGCGGACCCTCAAGATCCGACGTTGATATGGAAATCATTCCGCATACCCTACAAGGCCAAGACTGCGCCCGAATATTCGCCAAAGAAAATGACATGGCCTTTAGGCCAGCACGCTGAGGCGATCGGGATGACGGGTTGGAACTGGAAGAAACGTGAAAGCCTTTGGGTGGCTTACGATTTCGACTCAATTGCCAACCATGAGCAGGGACTCACAGCCGAGGAACTGCACGAAGTCAGTGCAGCGGCGATGTCAATTCCGTGGATCACGGTTCGTAAATCCACGTCTGGCAAGGGCTACCATCTCTACGTTTTTCTCCCGAACGTCCCAACAGAGAATCATTCCGAGCACGCAGCCCTAGGTCGTGCGATCCTGGGTATGTTGTCCGCGAAGACCGGCTTTGATTTCAAAAGCAAAGTCGATTGTTGCGGCGGAAATATGTGGGTCTGGGCACGCAAGATGAAGGGAACGGACGGACTCCGCCTCGTCAAACAGGGCGAAGTCTTGAACGATATCCCAGTCAACTGGACCGATCATCTTGAGGTAGTCAAAGGCAACCGCCGTAAGAACCTGCCGCGTTACATCGAATCAACCGAAGTCGATGAGTTCGAGGAACTTTGCGGCACGCGACCACGTATCAAACTGGACGCCATGCATCTCAAGTTGCACGCGTTCCTGGACGAGAACGGTGCGCAATGGTGGTGGGACCAGGACCATTGGATGATGGTCGCCCACACGGCCGACCTGAAACGTGCCCATGTTGAGCTTAATCTCAAAGGCATTTTCGACACCATCGCGATCGGCAAGAATCACGGAGCCGATCACAACTGCTACGCCTTCCCGCTCCGTAAAGGGGCTTGGGTCGTGCGTAGATACTCCGACGTGCAGGAGCACGCATCTTGGGACCAGGACGGGCAAGGGCGGACACGTTGCTTTTATAATCAGGAACCCGACCTCAAAATTGCTTCCCGGTCCCTGAACGGAATCGAACAGGAGTCCGGCGGATTCGTGTTCCAAGAGGCGGAGGTCGCCAAGACCGTGGCCGAGGCTCTCGGTGCTCAAGTTAAGCTGCCTCCGTGGGCGTCCGCCCGACAGACTGTGCTCAAGCAGCACAAGAAGGATGGCCGCTTGATTATTGAGATTAAACGCGAAGCGTCAGACAACGGCGGCGATATGAAGGAATGGAAAGAGGACGGCGGTTGGTGGAAGAAAATCTTCAACGTCAAAGCCGCACCCGCCTCTGAACCCGAAGTCGGAAACCACGACGACATAGTTCGGCACTTGATTACAGACTCAAGCGAAGATTACGGTTGGGTCATCAATTCGGGTAAAGGATGGCAGACCGAGCCGATACACCACGCGAAGTTAGCTTTGAAGAGCATGAACTTCAGCGACCGCGAGATAAATACCGTTCTGGGTAATTGCGTAATGCGTGGCTGGACTCTCGTGAACAAACCATTCGAGGACGAGTTCCCCGGCGACCGACAGTGGAACCGTGGGGCCGCTCAGCTTCGGTTCAAGCCGAAACTCGAAGGGCCATTCGAGCACCCGACGTGGGACAAGATTCTCAACCATTGCGGCAACGGCCTGAATGACGCGGTCCTGCACAACACGTGGTGTCAAGCAAATGGAATCATGACCGGCGGTGAATATCTCAAGATGTGGGTCGCTTCGCTGTTCCAGCGGCCGACCGAACATCTGCCATACTTGTTCTTCTTCTCCGAGGAAGAGAATACCGGGAAGAGTTCTTTCCATCAAGCGCTCAGTTTACTCATGACGAAAGGATACGTTGACGGAAAGACCGCTCTCACGAGCCAAGGCGGCTTTACAGGCGAACTTGAGTCCGCGATCCTGTGCTACGTGGAAGAACTCGACTTGTCCAAGAATCGGGATGCCCGATCTAGGATCAAGGAATGGGTGACTTCCAAGTACATTTCGGTCCACAAGAAGGGACAAACTCCGTACCAGATTCGTAACTGCTTGCACTTCGTCCAGACGGCGAACAGCATCACGTTCTGCCCGATTTTCACTGGTGATACTAGAATCACCGTGAGCTATGTCAAACCTCTCGACGAAGAAATTCCAGAAGCCCGGTTCTACCAGCTCCTGGAAAAGGAAGCGTCAGACTTCCTCGGTTCGATTATATCTATTGAGATTCCGCATCCAGACGGACGACTCGTGATTCCGGTGCTCGAAACTCAGGAGAAGAAGCACGTCTCTCGGAACAACATGAGCGCCCTCGAAGCGTTCATCGACGAATGCTGTTACAAGGTAGACGGCTGCCTCGTCAAATACGGGGAGTTCTTCGAGAGATTCACTCAGTGGTTGGACCCCGAAGAGGTCGGCAACTGGTCAAAGATACGTGTAGGCCGTGAACTACCGCGGTGCTTCCCAAAAGGTCGTAACATGCGTGAAGGCGCGGATTTCTACTTGGGCAACTTAACCTTCAACGAGCACGAGAAGCCGGCGGCTAGCTCGCCCTGGCGTCTCTATGATGGAAAGCTGGTGCAATGAGTCAACAGACAATCGTCGGAATCGGATACAAGAAGGGTCGCGGCAAGGACACGTTCGCCAACTTCATGGTCAACTGGCTCCGCAAGGAACACCCCGAACTCCAGGTTCGTAAGGTGGGTTTTGCGGATAAACTCAAAGACATCAGCCACCAACTCTACAAGTGGGCGGGCTTACAACCCGGCATCCACTATGAGTCGAACTACCCCGACAAGGAAGTGATCCTACCGGCCATCGGGATGACTCCCAGGCAAATTTGGATCAAGGTCGGCAACGCTCTTCGCGACGTGTACAGCGACACGTGGATTGATTTTGTTCTCAGAGGCGGCATTACGGCTGACGTAATCCTGGTCAAGGACATGGGGTTCACGAACGAAGCGACCAAGATTCAGGCGTGCGGTGGCACGCTTGTCCGTATGGATCGCGATGGCGAAATGGCTACGGACGGGCGTGAAACCGAACTGGATTCTTGGGAAGAGTGGCACTTCAAGGTCTCTAATAAGGGAGACCTCCGCGCCCTCAACGACCAGGTCATTTGGATCGGTGAGCAGATTTTCGGAGGGCCGCGTAAGTGATTCACCTTAACGGGAATCTACTGGCCGCCGTTGACGTGGAAACTACAGGAACGATTCCCGGTTTCCACGACATCTGGCAAGTCTGCGTTCTGATTCTTGATGATAATATCAAACCAGATAAGCGCGTAACGCCATTCTATCTTGAATTGCGACCCAAGCGTCCCGAGAACATTGACATGAAAGCCGTCAAGGTCTCGCGGATGGAATTCGCACAGAAGATGCAACGCGCCCTCGATCCGTGGGACGCTGCCGACCTGTTCGACGAGTGGTTCGAGAAGCTGAAGGTCCGAACCGAGCGACGCCCGCCACTTCTGCCGGAAGGAAAGAAGCTGGTCCCGGTCGCCCAGAACTGGCCTTTCGATCGCAGCTTCATGATGGACTGGCTCGGCGTGACTAGCTTCGAGTCTTTTTTTCATCCGTGGTATCGAGACACCTTGCCAGTCGCCCAGTATCTGAACGACAGGTACGCCAAGGACACGCTGTGCATTCTACCGGCGAAGGTGCCATTTCCGAAATCAAACTTGGCGTACCTATGCAGTCAGTTGAAAGTGAAGAATCTCAAAGCGCATGACGCGCTTCAAGACTGCATCGCAACTGCGGACGTCTACAACGAAATGGTCTTAGGACACATTCCATGAAAGGTTGCTTATGGACCCGCTAGATCCTTGTAGTCCTTTCCATCCGGCAAACCCGTTGTCCCCGTTGAACCCACTCAACCCGATTTGGGATGAACCCTCTGGATCACCGCAGCGGGATTCACCGGAAGCAATGCTCGCATTTTTGGTAGCTATTAGCATTGTAGGAGTTTGTCTACTCATCTGGAACAGATTCAAACGTTCCTGAGCGGACAGTCCTTGCAGATGCTATTATCCACTTCTTTACCCCGCCATTGACATACCGGGTTGTTGCATTGGTTGACAACCCGGTATGTCCCATCCTTCAACATCATTGGTAGCGTCAACCGATGAAAGCAAGCTACCAAGTCTGCAATCAAACGCTTCGGGTTGTCGGGGTCATGTCTGTACCCCGGCAGCGCCGGAGCTATCTTCGTGAACAGGAGGCTCCCGTCGTCCTTGACGATCGGCTTCTGTTTCTCGTCCATCCTCGCCTTTCTCTTGGTCATCGGACCGCCGCATCCTCCGCACATCTTTTGGCACCTTCTGTAAGAGAACCGATCCTAGCGGGATGTTTAACCACATTGAGTTTATCCTCAAACGGGGCCGGCAGGCTACCACAACCCACCGGCCCCGCGCACCCAAGTTAAAAGACCAACGGATCACCATTCGTGTCCACAAAATCGGAATCAGGAGCGTTCGAGATGTCCTTAAATCCTTGATCTGCGGCATCATCGCCTGACCGTTGCCATGAAATCATTGCGCCGTCTTCCTCCGTTACGTCGTTGCAATTAGGCGCGGCTAGGTAGTTGATGGACGAAATCACAGGATGTGGTTGTCCCACAACAGCAGTATAGGATTGTTGACCAATCTGAGACCATCTATTCGCTTGTGCAATCGCCAAATCACGTGAATTGTAGCAAGCTGTGACTGACTTCATCTGTCCGATGAATGGCGGCTCTCCTGTCCGCGCCTTACCGACGTCGCCCGGCTGGTTCAAAGAAGCCTCAGTACCGGGCTGGTAAACTGTCGTAATCGCATCGAATTGATAGAACGTAACGCAAGAAACGCATTCTTCAGATTCCGGCGGAGTCTCAGGTAGAGTATCCATCGGATCAAAGTCTTCGTCCTCGCTGTTGTAGCCACCACTACCATCTGTGCCCTGCTCGGCCCGAACAGCGTTGCCGACACTTTTGGCTTCTTGCTCTGCGGCCTTCTGCTGCAAATCCTGTACAAAAGGATTCAACATCCCGACCGGATTCTTGGTCGCGGGTACTGTTGTCTCTCCCTGCCCTGGCACCTTGACGCTCGGCTTCTCGTCGTCAATGTCAGAGGGAATTTTGTCGCCGTGATCCGGTCGGCAGAAATCTGCGTACACTTGCTCCCCGAAGTTGTTCTTGCACGATACCCCAGGGTAGTTTTTGAAGTTCGCGTTGAACCCCTGTGGTTGAGCCAAGGGATGTGAGGACGGCGGCTCCACGTCAACGTTCGGGCCGGAGCCTCCCGCGATACCATCCAATAGGTCACCCTCGGTCGGGTACAGTAACGTAATGTCAATGTACGCCGGCCAGGCGAAATCGTATTGCGTTCGTTCGCCGGAGCGTACCGGTGTCCACATGTCAAACGTAATCTCGTATGTCTCAGAGTCGTACGACGCCTGCTCAATCAGACACTTGATATTAGTATCAGCGAAGTCAGGCAACGTGACTTCTGCCACGTCAAAGACTTCCGCCTGTAACTTCTTTATAGGCGTCTTGAATTTGAGTCGTCTCCAGGTGTTTGCCATCCGGATCAGCCAGAACGTGGCGGACTTCGTCACCAACTCCAAGATGTTGTAGATGAAGAAGTCAAACTCACGTTCCTGTGTTCCGTACTTCTTGATGTTGTAGCGGTAGATCGCACGATTCGGTTCGTCCTTCGCGTAGTCATAAATCCACTTCGCTACGAACTTCGTCACCAGTTCCTCAGTTGCGGTATGCCCAATCACCATTGAGTTCGGAAGCACTTCGTCTTCCGTTATCGTGATATTAGTATCAGGCTCCCCACTGAGGTATCGGATATGAAACACGTCGTTCCGCAGGTACAGGGCACACCGCGCTTGAAACGCAATATCCTTTAGTACCTCGATGATGTTCCGTCGCTCTAAGAGCGGGAAGTTCGATGGGTAGTTCTCGATCTTCGCTTGAACATCTGTAAAGGATGTGGTGTCTACTGTGAACGTCGTGTATTTCTCGATCAACCACTGAATGATTTCGACGGTGTTCGGGCCGACGCTGGACGTCTGGCTCACGTAGATGTCGTCTTCCCATCCCTCGTTCCGGCGACTCAAGGGCCGGGTCATCACGATTTCAGTCACCGTGTAGCCGTTGAAGTCCGAGAGTCTGGTCGTATAGTACGTTTGAGGCACCGTGACCAGTTCCCTGACGCCAGAATCGTAGGTTCTGAACGCCGCTACCCGTAGGATCGTACTGGGCAACAGGTTGACGACATACACGATTTCCTCGTCACCGACGAAGAATACTTCGCACCCCGGCTCGGCCCAGAAGAAATCGGCCGTCGGGAACGTGGCGTAGTAGTCCCATCCTAGGTTCGTCGTGTCATTGTCTTCCTCGCCACACACGATCGGAGCGAACAAGACCTGATCGCGGCCCACGTAGGTCCCGCCGGGATGGCTTGTCTCGAAGGATGCCAAGCTGCGGGCCTCACAGCCCAGGAAATTGATCGTCGGCGGAACTACGAGATTGCCATATTCTGGATGTTGGCGACCTTGTACAACAAATGTCGTCGTAGGATTCTCGGACGTCCCGGTGAATTTCCCGGTGACTCTGGCGCCGCAGATATCCAGTGTGATCGTCTGACTCTGAGGAAAAATGTCGCCACCGATAATCTCGATGGTCCCAAACTCGTATGATTTCTCCAGAGCGATTTCAGCCTCAAGCTGCGCGATGTTGGCGAGTCGCTGGCAGTAGCAGCCCGGCTCTTGCGCGAAGATGGGGTTAGCCGTCTGACCACCGATGCCACTCTGGACGTAGAAGCCCCGGAACACAAGCGGACAGCACATATGCTGCAACTGATCCAGCTTGGCTTCCTTCGTAAAATCGTGCACCCCGAAGCCCGTACGCAACGTGCCTTTGTAGGGTGAACGGATTTTAAGCGCCGGGATATGTATGCACGTCCCGAACACCAACGGCCACGGCTTCCCGATCAGGTCTTCGGGCAGGTACTCAAAGTTGCCTTCCTCGATCGAGAACCCAATCTCGGCGTCCTCGATCTGGTTAATCACGTCCAAGTGAATCGTCCGGTCGCCTTCGTGCCACTCAATCGGGCTGGACACTTGGCCTTTGAACAACAGGAATCGATCAGAGAACGGGAGACTCTTGTACCATTGATAGACCCAAGCGGGACGCTTGTGGATATCATTAGTGTCAAGAATCGCTTTGATATCCCCATCCTGGTCTGCCAGAGTGAAGCTCAGTTGCTGGGATTCCCCAGTCGTTCCCGCCGTCACGCCACTCACAGTGATGACGTTATCGAGGCCGCTGACTTCTTGAATCACGCCTTTGACGCCTTCGGCGGTGATATCAATATCAGCGTAACGGTAGATCGAGCCGCCGTCAGTCCACTGAACTTCGAGGATAATCACCGGCTCCGTTCCGCGATTCTGGGCAAGTTTCGCTAATCCGCCGGCTGAGATTGTTCTCATTGTTT